CATAGAAGATTAATCAATAAAAGAAGAAAGATGGCAGAAGAAGGTGTATCTGAATCTAAAAGAGAGAAAGTTAACAATTTAGATGTAATACAAGATGATAAGAAACTCATAGAGGGGTATGTGGCTATTGTAAAAGATATGGCTTTAAAATACGGAATATCAAGTGATTTAAGTAAGAATTAGTTTAAATAAAATTAGCACTTTGAAAACTAAATATAAAATATTCAAAAGAGGTGATTAGATGGAAATAGAGCAAACAACAATACGCCTACTTAGAGCGTTAAAAGAAGTAGGCATATAGTAATTACTCTGTATCATTTTCTTTTTCTAACATTTTGTCAGCTAAATCCTCAACCTTACTTATAAATTTGATTTGGTTACGCTCATCAAATTTATGTAATAGAGATAAAATTTCCTGTTCGTTATCAGTTGAATTGGATATTTTAAGAATATCTGTTGAACGTTCTTTGCCTTTTAGGATATAATCCACGCTTACATGGAATTTTTCCGAAATAATAAGCACATCATCAATGGTAAAATTAGATTTACCTCTGCGTATATCAGTAACTTTACCTCGGTTTTTCCATCCTAGAAGTGAGATTATTTCTTTGTCAGATAGCTTATTTTCAAGTGTTAGGAAGTCTAAAATATTTTGATTGGACATAAAATCTACCCCTTTCAAACTATAAAATATAAAAAGTCGGAAAAATTCCTTGACTGTTGGAAAAAATCCGATTATAATATAACTATAATAACAATTACTTACGACAACAAATTGTTATACAAACTTAATTTTACCACAAATAAACACACTAATAAAGAAGGTGATAATAATGAATAAAAAATGTTTACCAAAGTGGAGCAAGGAAGTTAAAAAAGCCATGATAGATAGAGATTTGAAACTAGATGATTTATCAGAGGAATTAGGGTTATCAAAATATCATCTATCAGCAGTAATTAACGATAGACTAAAAAGTCCAAATGCAAAAGAAGCAATTTGTAAGTATTTAAAAGTAAAAGGTTAGTTATAGTATAACCTTTCAAAGAGGTGATTTGAATGTCATATGAGTACCAAAATATTTATCAAAAATCAAGAGAAAATACCAATTTAACACAGGAAAAAGCATCAGAGTTACTGGACATATCTGTAGAGAGTTTAAGAGCATACGAGAACGACAAGAGGATACCAAACAATCAAATAGTAGCAAAGATGGTTTCTATTTATAATAATAATTTACTGGGCTATGAGCATGTGAGAAGGACTACAGAAGCAGGAGTAATGTTTTTACCAAAACTGGAAATGAGAAGTCTTTCAAGTATAACTCTAAAGTTGCATAAAGAAATAAAAGATTATTTAAAAAGGGAAGATGATTTCATAGACATAGTTGAAGATGATGTAATAGATGAAGATGAGGAAGAAGTTTGGAATGATGTTATGGAAAAGTTAGAGGGTATATATGAAGCTATTTTAAAATTAAAGCTTTCAAGAAATACAAAAATATCAAAGGAGGTATAAATATGAAAGATTTAACAATAGTAAAAGTTAACAATAAACTAACAACTGATAGCAGAGATATAGCTTTAATGGTTGAAAAAGAACACAAGATTTTACTAAGAGATATAAGAAATTATATAAATCAGATGGAAGAAGCTAACAAAAACATGAGTACAGATTTGTACCCATCTGATTACTTTATTGAAAATACTTATTTAGATGATTATAAAAGAGAAAAGCCGTGTTATGCAATAACAAAAATAGGTTGTGACTTTATAGCAAATAAAATGACAGGAATAAAGGGTACTGCATTTACAGGGATATATACTAAAAGATTTGATGAAATGGAGAAAGTATTAAAAGAACAACAGCCTAAACTACCAACTACATACAAAGAAGCATTGCAACAGTTATTAGTAGAAGTTGAAGAAAAAGAACAACTGCAATTAGAAAATCAAGTAATGAAACCAAAAGCAGACTATTTTGATGCTTTAGTAGAAAGAAATTTACTAACAAATATAAGAGACACAGCAAAAGAACTTGGAGTCAAAGAAAAAACATTTGTTTTATGGTTAATAGAGAAGAAATATTGTTATAGGAATTTAAAAGGGAAAATAAAACCTTACTCTAACAAGATGCAGTATTTTGAACTGAAAGAATTTACAACACCATACGGACATTCAGATACTCAAACATTAATAAATCCAAAAGGAAGAGAAGCATTTAGATTATTACTTATAAAGGATAAATTGGTAAAAGAAAAAGAATGTCAAATAACTTTATTAGGCTAAAGATTAATAGCACTTTGAAAATTAAATACAGAATATGATTAAAAATAAAATCATATGGAACTGAATTTATATATCAATAATTCAGCTCCACTAACTGTAAAATAGGAGGTTTCTAATGAAATATAATAAAAGTAAAGTAACAAATTTTTTAATATTAGCATTTGTTACTTGTTCAATAGCAACAACAACTATTATTAGTCTAAGAAATATTCAAAACTATAAAGTAATAATGAAAAATCTAAATATAATTGAAAGAAACGATAAAATCATTAAACGAAATGATGAAATTATTAAATCTAATCAAAATAATATTAGAAAATATCAAAAAATAATTTTAGATTTGCAAAACAAAATACAACACTAGTTATTTTCTAATTTAAAATTTTCATCTATTTTCTTTAGATGTTCAAGGATAGCTTCATTTGTTTTTCTATTTGCTTTAGTTTCGTCTAATATATCTTGTAGAAGTTCAGTTTTGTTTCTCTCTTCTTTATAGATTTTATCTAAGATGTTACCTGATGTAATAGAAAAATATGCATTAAATGCCAAAGGAATAAAAAAAGTTATAGCAAATTGTTTAATTTTTTCTTTGCGTTCAGCTGATTGTAATTTAGATAATAGTTTTTTTAATATGTTAGATATTTCAGTATCAATATCTCCTGACTCAGTGGCATTATCAATAATACCATTAAAAGAATCTAAGATAACATCTTGGTCTAAATATACAGATTCAATATCATATGATTGAAATTTATTCATAATACTTTCAGTTAGTTGTACAAATCCGTGAATATTATTTTGAATAGAATAATTAATAGAATTACTTAGATTACCAGAGAAAATTTCAGAACTATTAATAGAATCTAAAAATAACTGGTTCGTTTCATATATCGTAGATATAGCAGGTTTAAGTATTTGATTTATATTAAATTCATTAGAACGAATTATTTGTGATACTTGTTCAAATGAATCCATATGGTCAATAAACTTGCATTGATTTCCTATAGATATAAGTTCTGGCTTAGGGATGTTTATCTGAGTTATTTGAGATAAATTCATATTGTGTACTATATTATTTTTAAAACTTGATTTAATAATAATTTCTGCAGGATTTATAAATAGTCTTTTTCTTCTTTCTTCCTGTTCACGGATTTTATAAAAAGGGTCAATAATCTTTTTATATTTGTCTGACAAATTATGCACCACCTTTAAATATATTTGGTATTTAAACCATATATAAATTATATCACAAGGAGACATTAAATGGGAATTGATAGAAATTTAAAAAAGATTTTAAAAGAAAGAGATATAAATGTTCTGAATTTGTCAAAAGAACTAAAAATAGAACCAAGTAATTTATATAGAATTACAAGGGGTGAAAATAAAAATCCAACCATAAATACTCTAATAAAAATAGCTGATTATCTAGACATTACATTAGATGAATTAGTTGGAAGATAGAAAGGGTGAGATAAAAGTGGGTGTAGCATTACAATTCATAGATACAAAAGACTTAGTACAAGAGTTAATGCAAAGAGATGATACAACAGACATCATCAAGATGTTTTTAGATAGAGAAGGAATTAAGCAAATGAAGTTAGTTACAGTAAAGGAGTTTAGTGAGTATTTAAAAGTATCTGATTCAACTGCAAGAAACATGATAAGAGAAGCAATGGCACAAAACCATTATACTGTAATTCCTTTGGGTAGTTCATATAGGATAGATTTAATCTCTTTTGAAGAATACGTAATGAAAAATGCAATGAAAGATAGGAATGTATTGAAAAAGAGAAAGGGGGTGATTTAGTTGAGTGTAAAGGTGTTAATAGCTTATGTACAATTCTGTAAGCAATATAATAAGAAAGCGAGTTTTGAAGGTCTTAAAAAATACAATAAGGGGATAGTGATATGAAAATACTTAAAGTAAAATTTCCTACAAAAATTCTTAAAGCAGGTAAAGCAATCAGAGTAACATGTGCAAGATTTGGTTTTGAAAGCGATTGTATAATAATTCAAGCACATGAATTTGAATTAACAGTAGTTTATTTTGATAAAGAATTAGATGATTTAGTACAATCGTCTATAACTATAGATGATGCAATAAGCTATGATTATTGTATTGAAATGCTAAATTAAGGGGGATTAATCATGAAAAGTTTAATTATAGTGAGAAATGCAGTGGAGCAACAACTAAATAGAGCTAATTTAGAAATAAATAAAAACGAGCAACTTTATACAAAACTTAGAAAAAAAGAAGAAAGAAATATATCAGAAGAAATTGAATTGAGTAATGCTTTAAGAGAAAAAAGTGTAAACGAAAGATTAAAAATATTTGCTGAGTCATTACTAAAAATTATAGATACACAAATTGAAATAAAAGAATATGAAGAAAGCGAGGATTACAAGATATTTGAATTAATTTCAGAAGAACTTGAAAGAGATAAACCTATAGATGTTCAGATATAAGAAAAGAGCCTATAGCGAGGCTCAATTCAAAAACAAAAAATAAAGTTATTAACATGTATTATAGCATAAGGGGGAAGAAATGAAAACAAGGAATGAGATAATTAAGGATTTAGAAGATAGATTATTTTTATTAAGATTTACAACAGTAGATGAAGTAGATTGGGATGTCAAATTTGGACAAATATCAGCATTAGAATTTTGTATAGACAAACACAAGGAAGAATGGACTTTGGAACAATTCAAAGAACATTTAGAAAAGCAAAAATCCAAAAATATGTATGGAGATTATGTAGATGGCTTTATGTCAGTTTTAAGAAGAAATATAAAAGATATGGAGCGTGGTGGAATTGGAATCTAATAACATTTACATTAAATTGATGGATGTAAGAGTTAAATTTAGTAAGTTGAATCTAAAGAAAAGTGGAGAAAATAAGTTCGCTAACTTCA